GCATGGGTCTAGGTTACTCCTGCGGTGGTTGAGTGCTGTCGCGCCCCACGAATGGGAGAATGGCGACATCGAAGAACACGTTCAATTTCAGCGCTCCTGGTCGGGCCGTGGGCTAGGGATCAATCCAGCCGGGCACGGCAGCTTGGGTGATGACGTTGCTGAGCTGCTCTTGCTCCTGGTCGCTGAGCTGTGACCGGAGCGTTTCTAGCCATTGCTGATAGTTGGTGTGCCTCCTCGCTTCGTTCAGGATGGTTTTGATGTTTCTTTCCGCCTCGCTCCGAGCTGCTCCAACGCTCAGGTAAGCCAGTCGCTGAACGAGTGCGACCAGCGCGCGGCCGAGGTTCGCGGCAGTGTCGCCCGTCCCTATCCCGTTGATCCCGTCACTACTGAATGGCATTGGCGATCACCACAGCTCAAGCGGCGCGAAAAAAAACCCGACCGGTCGGCAATCCGACCGGTCGGGACATTCTCACGCGCCGTCCGAGCTGCGCCTAGTGACAATCCATTGTCACAGGTAATCGAGTCACTGACAACGCGCTGTCACTCAACCGGCTTTCGCCGATTCGCCGCCGAGCTTCGGCAGCTCGGCGGCTTGCTCGATTTGGTTCGTGTGGTTGTTGGGACGCTTGCGGATCGGCGCGCCGTCGGCACAGTAGCCGAAGTGATTCGCGAGTGGTTCGTCTTGCCAGAGGTGGAGCAGGTAGGGCCGGATGTCGCGCGGTTTGCTCTGTCGGAACAGACCGTTGGAGCGCTCGTTGAATCGCCCATCCGCCGATTGCTTCACGCGAAGTGGGGTCTTTGCCTTTTTCGAACGGATGAATTCGAGCGGAGTACCGAACACGAATTCCGCGACGGTGGCCGCGACGGTCGCGCTCACGATGATGACGAGCTGCTCGCGCTGCTTATGGAGGCTAACCCTGCGTTGCAGTCGGGCCGTATCGACCCGAAACTTTTGCTCGACGATGTGCGCGCTTTGCCAACCGACGACATCGTGCGCTATCGGCTAAACAGGTTCATTCAGTCGGGCCGTAAGACATTCATACCTGCCGAGTTGTGGCAGAAGTGTGAACGGTCGTTTGACGAGGTGATGCCGCGTGGTGATGTTGTGTTTGCGATTGACCGGACACCCGACTGGGAACACGCAACCATCGCCGCGGCGGTCAAGGTCGACGATGTAATCTATACAGAGTTGGTGGCATCCATCAACAAACCCACCCTCGAACAACTGCTCTACATCTGCGGTCAGTTAATGTCGCACTCGCCACGATCCATCATCGTCGACGGCTACACTTTGCGCGACCTTTACAAAGAACTAAAGACTCGCGGCTACCCAGCCGAAACAGCCACCCTGGGCGATATTGTGAACGCCTCGTCGATGTTCTATTCGCGTCTCGCCCGTCGTACTCTGCAACATGCTGGAGACCCTCTGTTGTCCATTCAGGTGCCTCGTACGGTGCGAAAGATGATTGGTGAGGGGTTCCGGGTTTCGCGTCGTGACAGCGCCGTTGAGATTGATGCGGTTATGGCGACATTGCTCGCCACGTTCGGCGCGGAGACTTTGCGCGAACAAACTCTGCAGGTATTCTGATAAGTCTATGAATAACGACAACATCGACGGTTACGCAGTTCCACAGGATCCGATGGATTTACTTCAATGTGATTCTTGTCAGTAATGTGTGCTAACATCTACACACGGTCGCGAGAAAAGGAACTGATTTGGGGTTGACCGCCCGGGTCTCCACTCGCAATCCCCTCTCTGAATCTAAGGGCAGAGAGGGGATTACCTTTTGACACGCCAGAGACTAATTGTTGCACTAGTGCAATAATGATGCCATACTGGTATCAATGGGATTCTTAGACTTTCTAAATCCAACGCGATTCCTTGACATCGCCGATTCCTTCGTGCCCCGATTCGAGGAACGCAGCTCTGGCATTGTGCCTCCGCCGCGTTCGGCGACTTCGGGGGTCACAACCAACGACGCTCTCTCGTTGGCTTCCGTCTACCGTTCCGTAAGCATCATCGCCACGGCGATGAAACAGCTTGGAATCCACGTCTACCGTGACGACGTCGAAGTGACCCCCACCCCGTTGGTCATCCGTCAACCGGACATCAAGGTGACCCGTGAAGTGTGGATGGAACAAACCATCAACTCAATGGCGCTCGCAGGTAACGCTTATTGGCTGATTGGCCGTAACGGTCGCGGCGAAACAATCAATCTCGAAGTGTTGAACCCGTTCGACATGATGATCCAGACGGACGATTACGGCAACGCCCTGTATTACCTGTACCGGGGAACAACCAAGTACGAACTCAAAGATGTTCAGCATTTGGCGATGATGCGAGTACCGGGCAACGTCTACGGACTCGGCCCCATTCAGGCCGCACAAAAAGAACTGCTGAACGCGCGTGACACTCGCGATTATGCGTCGGTGTGGTTCACGGACTCCGGCATTCCAAACGGTGTGTTGAAGTCTGACCAGATGTTGTCACCCGATCAGGCCGCAGCTGCGAAAGACGCATGGAACTTGACTGCTGGTGCTAAGAATGGTGTTGCTGTTTTGGGCAACGGCCTGTCGTATCAGCCGATGTATCTCAACCCCAAAGATTCGATGTTTATAGAATCCCAGTCTTGGAATGTTCAACAAATCGGAAGGTTGTTTGGCATTCCTGCCAACATGCTCATGGCATCGGTTGACGGCAACTCGATGACCTACACGAACATGGAACAAGAGCAAATGGCTTTCGTCCGGTACACGTTGTCGCAATACATCGTCGAAATCGAAAGCGCACTGAGCCACCTCACGACTCGCGGCACCATGGTCAAAATCAACGTCGACTCGCTGCTGCGTTCAGACACGTTGACACGCTACCAAGCACACAAACTTGCAATCGAATCTGGCTGGATGACAATCGACGAGGTTCGTGCCATTGAGGACATGCCCACTATCGAAGGAGACTTTAGTGCAGTCAGTTGAAACTCGTGAGATGCAGTTCCGGGTAACCGACCGTGATAAGCGTGAGGTTGCTGGCATCGCCGTACCTTACGACACGTTGAACAACGGTGAGATGTTTGCTCGCGATTCGGTCACTCTTGACCCGGAGGCGAAGTTGATGTGGCAACACGATCAGCGTGAACCTATCGGCAAGATTACCTCGGGCCGTCACACCGAGGCAGGGTTTGAGATTCGGGCAACCATCTCTGAAACTCAGCGCGGCCTCGACGCAATCACCCTGCTCGATGACGGTGTCATCAACAAGTTTTCGGTCGGGTTTGTCATGCGCGATTCCAAGATGGATGACCAGCGCAACCGTATTGTCACCGACGCATTCGTGCGTGAGGTGTCGCTAGTTTCGTTCCCGTGGTACTCAGACGCATCTGTGACTGAGGTTCGCGAGGACGACACCGACCCGGAAATCCCGGACTCGGCTTCCCCCAAGGAGGAAACTGTGGAGGAAATCACTCCCACCGATTCCGGCCTCGCCGAGGTTCGCGAATCCATTCAGATGCTTGAGCGAGAGATTGCTGGCATCAACAAGGTCGAGGCACCTGCCCCGTCCTACCGCACCGCAGGTGACTTCCTGCAGGCCCTCGTTGCTGGTGACGAGAACGCCGTCAAACTGTACGACCGTACCTACACCGGTGCGACCACGGCAGAATCCATCACGACCCCCATCGATGTTGACCTCATCCGTCTCGTCGAGGCAGCGAACCCTCTCGGTTCGGTGTTCGGTACTGGTGTCACCCCTGCAACTGGCATGACGATCACGTTCGCACAGGTTGACTCGCAGACCGACGGTACCGCGACTCAGGCTGCTGAAGGTGACGACCTCGGATACTACGAACTCAACCTGGGTACGTCGACTGAGAACATCATCACGGTTGGAAACTACGCAGAACTTTCGCGTCAGGTCATCGACCGTTCCAGCGTCGACTACCTCAACTCGGTTCTCCGTGGACAGGCTATTGCCCTCGGTAAGGCTCTCGCAACGCAGTTGCGCACCAAGTACGCCGCAGTCTGCGCCGCACAGGTCACCGCTGGAAACAAGGTCACCCTCGCAAACACCAACTATGACGGTTGGGTTGGCGGACTCGCTGACGCATCGGCAAACTACTTCACGCCCAACGGTGTGCAGATTGACGCGCTGATTGTTGACAAGGCCACCTTCAAGGACTTGCTCGCCCTTGATGGCACCCCGGTCATCTCGTTCGCTGGTGAGGCACTTGGTGCTGTTGGTTCCGCAAACGTCTCCGGACTCCGTGGATCCATTGCAGGCATCCCCATCATCGTTGACGCTGGACTCGACCACGTGAACAAGGACGAATGTGCCTTTGTTTCGTCGCTGGCCCTCCGTCAGTACACGTCGGGTGCGCTGCGTCTCTCGCAGGAGAACGCTGTCAACCTGTCCGAGGCTTTCAGCATCTCGACCTACACGGCGACTGCTGACGAGTACCCGGCATTCATCATCCCCATCGACCAGACCGCCTAATTCGGACTGATTGACAACAAGGACAAACGATGTCGCAACCTGTACCTGCCTACCAGCAACTGAAGGATTACGTTGGCGCTGCGCCAAACGATGATGCTTTCGTTGAGGCATGTTGGGATGAGGCTGTCGCTCTTGTCGCCAAGTTCGTGGGTACTGCGACGGTGAACGCTGATGTTCTGCAACGCGCTCGTATTGAGTGTGGATCGGAATTGTTTCACCGTCGTAGTGCCCCGAATGGGGTTGCACAATTCGCCACGTTGGATGGTGGTTCTGCTGTTCGTGTTGCACGTGACCCGATGGTTGGTGCATACCCGATTCTGACCCCGTGGGTCGGTTTGGGTGTTGCATGATTGCCCAGGCTCGCGCCGCACTAGCCACCGTTCTTGAGAATGGTGGTTTACGTGCAATGGAGTATGTTCCCGAACGCATCACACCGCCCATGGCCGTTGTTCAGCCGTCGGGTGACTGGGTTGCGTCCGGGGAGACCTTTGGCGCGTTCAGGGTTGGGTTTGATGTGACTCTTATTGTTCAGACCGCATCCAATCAGGTTGTGGCCTCGGAACTTGACGATCTCGTTGACGAGACTCTGACCGCAATTAGTGATGCGGCTGGGTTCTATGCGTCGGCTGTATCTGCACCGTCTCTACTCTCGGTACAGAACGCCGAATACTTGTCCACCACAATCACCGTTTATCAAAACACCAAACTCTAGGAGAAAATCATGGCTGACCTGACGGAAACATCAGTACGCATCAAAGCAAACAAACTCAAGTTCGTCATCGACGGTTCGGACTATTGGGCAGACTTCTCGGCTGTTTCATTCCAGTCCGAGGATGCATCTGCCGATGTCAACACGTTCTATGACGCTGGCCTCGGTGGCCGCCGCGACTTCTACTTCACCGTGTCCGGTGTGCAGTCGACCGCGACGACCTCGCTGTGGGTTGCAATGTGGGACAACGCTGGTGAGGAAGTGTCGTTCGTTTACGCACCTCACGGCAACGCACCCGCATCGGCAGCGCAACCGCACATCACAGGCACCGTTCGTATCCCTGCCAAGGGTGCGTTCATGCTCGGTGGCGAGGCATAGGCTGACTGCACGTTCTCGTTCGACGGTGTGCGCATGGATGTTGTCGGCGCACCTGTCTACGACATCACCGCCTAAGACGCGCTGATGGGTACGGTCACTGGTGGTTCGACGGATGGGATTTACCTATTCACCGACACTAAGGGCCGTACCTATGTGCGTGGGTTGAACGAGACTCGGCAGAAGTTTCTTGAGATGGGTGGCGATCGTAACCTGTTTGAGAAGTGGATGAAGGATGCTGCGAAAGTTGCAGCTCGTGAGGCCACACGAACGGCACCACGCATCGATGGAACACTCGCTTTGTCGGTGCGCGGTTGGGCATCAAAAAAAGCGTTTATGAAAAACAAAGCCACCGGGGGTCTTGATTCTCGAATGGTATTTGGTGGCATCATCACAGCAGGTTCAGCTCGTGTTCGCAATGTCGTCGAGGATGGGCAACAAAAAGAAGTGACAACAGGTGTGCAGTATGCTCGTGCGGTTTCGCTTGGAACCTATCGGGTTGCTGGAACTATGTCGCAAACAGGTGGGCGCATGTGGCGCACCACCGTCAGAGGTCGCAAGAACCCCTACATCATCAAAGCGCGACAAGCAAAGCGTTCATACATGGTCACCATGTTGAACTATCAACTAAACAAATACATAAAGCAGAAAGGCTTTCAGACAAGTGGACTTTGAGGACATTACCCTAGGCGAAATTGCCGAAATCGAGGACTATGCCAAAATGCCGTTTTCCGAAATTGGAGACGAGAAAATTGGTGTCATAAAACTGCGCATCGCACTTGCGTGGATCATGAAACGTCGCATCAACAAAGACTTCACCATTGCTGATGCTGAAAAACTTACCCCGAACGATTTTGCACAGTTGTTTGGGGATGACGACAACACAAAAAAATAAAGAATGACCGGGCGGATGTGCTGGCCGCACTTGTGGCTGGCGCAGGTCTCTCGGTCACAGAGGCAAACAACCTGACGTTGCGAGAACGTAACGCCATATTCAAGTTTATGAACGGAGGCAAGTAATGGCCGCATCGAACATGATTGTCACGCTGGCAATGAATGCGACAAAGTACGCCTCCGGGTTGCGTAAGGCTGCCGGGGATACGAGTCGCTTTGGCAAGATGACCACGGCGGCGTTCAACTTTGCTAAACAGGCAATGTTGGGCCTTACGGTCGCGGCGGTTCGTTTTATCCCTGTGCTGGCGAACATGGGTGCGGAGTCGCGTAAGGCTGACATTCAGTTGCGGTTCATGTTGGAGAACATGCAAGGCATCAGCAAAGCGACTGATGCGACCGTCAAGCGCATGGCGCGTTATGCCGATCAGGTGAACCGTGCCACAGGTATTGATGATGAGCAAATCAAAACTGTTCAACGCAAACTGTTGGTGTTCAAGAGTCTGCGCGCGACGGCTGATGAAACTGGTGCCGCGTTTGACCGGACAACAAAGGCGGCGATTGACCTTGCTGCTGGTGGGTTTGGGTCGCTGGAAACTAACGCGGTGCGTTTGGGTCGTGTGTTGGAGAACCCGACCAAGAACCTCAATGCTCTGACTCGTGCTGGCATCGTTTTTACCGAGGCTGAAAAGAAAAAGATTACCCGACTGCAAGAGTCCGGCAAACTGCTTGAGGCTCAAGAAGTCGTTCTGAAGTCAATCGAGGAACGTGTCCTCGGTTTGGCTGAGGCATCCGCAACACCGTTCGAAAAGATGAACGCCCAGTTCCAGCAAATCGGTGACTCTATTGGTGAGGCTATGTTGCCTGCACTTGAGGACATGAACAAAGAGGTGTCTGCATGGTTGTCTACACCGCAGGGCCGTAAAGATGTTCAAATGATTGCCGCCGCGTTCGTGGATGCCTCTAAGGGTCTGCGAGAAATGGCTAAGTTTCTTGTTCAGGTTCGTGACCTGCTTGACCAAATCAAACCGTTTACCGACCTGCTCGACCTTATTGGCAAAACGATTCTCAACAACCGTTTTGGTTTCATTATGGAATTGCCGGGGCAACTTACTGGCGCAGGTAGGGTACCCGGAACTAATGGCGGCGGAGGTGGAGGTCGAATGCGCGCCGGCGGCGTTGTGGTGAACTTCAACGCCCCAGTCGACTCGGTGAGTGCCGGTCGTGAAGTGGCGCGTGTGCTGTCAGATTACAACCGGGCAAACGGAGTCCGATAATGGCACTACCCATCATTGAGCAACCCATCTATGGGCAGATGACGTTAGAAACCGCCGCATGGGCATCGACGTTTACCTGGGTGGATCGTACCGCCGACATTGTGGACGGCATCAACTATTCGGAGGGTGGCCGTGTATCGGCACCGGGCACTTCACAGGTTGATGTAGGCACACTTGTTACCACGTTTAAGAATGTTGCGACAGCCCCTTTGGTGGGCGACATCGTGCGTTTGCGCCGTACTGGCACAACTCAATATGTGTTCACCGGGTATGTTCAAAATGTTTCGCAACGGATTGTGTTTGATCCGTCGGTGTCTTACACCACACCAATCACGTTGACAACGATTGTTTGTGCGGACTGGGTTGGCTATGTGTCGCAGTTTCAACTCGAAGGTATTGGTGGCGCATCAACCGTCAGCGGAACCCTGATTACCGCCGCAACCTATGACTGGGAAAACCGTGTCGCCGCGATTCACAAAGCAATCGACGCAACTTACGCAACCAAGATTATCCAAACCAACAACTCGATTGCATTCGCACCATTCTCCGATACCGACATGGTTGGAACAGTTTCAAACCACCTTGACCTTGTTGCAAGTACCGATGGTGTCTACTGGTACGGCCAACACGTTCTGCCAACCAACAAAACGACAGGCCGAACAAACCTGATTTATATGCGCGACCTGACAACCGCACCATCGTCCGGAAAGACGTTCACCGATGAGGTCGGAACCGCTGGGCAACTTCACTACACCGAGTTAGATCAAGAGTCGTCGTCCGCAAACGTCGCCAACACCATTGTTGCCAGTAACCGTTCATTGGCGCGAATCACCGACCCCGTTATCACCCGTATTGGTGGATTCAACGAGGAAAACTACATGGTTATCAACGGTGTGAACACAACGGGTATTCCGTTTGATGCGAACTGGAAAGAGTCAGACGCAACCAGCATTACCACCTACGGCAATCGTCAAGCGGAAATCTCCACCAATATTGGGTTCCAATTCTCTTTGCCTAACTTGATTATCAACCCGTCTGCGGAATACACCGCGATTGGTTGGTCTGGTGGTGCAACGAACCGTGTGCGTCGCCGCCGACCGTCCGAGGACACCAACCCGTTCACCGCCTATTCGGGTGACTGGGCGTTACGATCACGCACAATTACGGCGCAACCGTTGCACGGTATCAACTTTGAAGGTGGCGAGGACGACGGCATTCCGGTGCGCGGTTCTCGTAGTTACCGTGTCCGGGCGTGGTGTGCGCGTGGCACAGTATCCCGAACTGATGTTCGGGCGCGTGTTGACGTGAACTGGTTTGACGAGAACGACGCAACAATCTCGACAACCACCGGAACCAACGTCACCCTGACAACGGCTAACACTTGGTATCGGACACCCGACACCGTCTATTCCTCGCCAGCCAACGCTGTCCGGGCAACCGTCAACATCATCTACACCCGAACTGGTGGTGGAAACCACACCGTCAACGACCGTCTGTGGGCCGACGCAATCTACTTCGGCGAAGGTGTCCTTGACTACTTTGACGGCGACACACCTTGGACAACAAGCCACATCTACACCTGGTCGGGTGGGGTCGGCGAATCCCCCAGCCTCCGAGCATCCAACCAACTCGACAATTCATTGGTGGCCACACTCGCCCGGTATTCCACTACAGGCATCGAAATCACACGGATCCGTTGGAACGTGCAAGAGGACATCACCGCCGTTGCATCCATCTATGTCGGGTCCACAATTCAGGTTCGTTTCAAAGGCACAACAACTACACACAGGGTGGTTGGGATTGATGGCAACATCAGCCCCGACCGTTACATGATCGACTACTATCTGGAAAAGGTATAAAAATGACTGAAACACAACGCGCGTACACCTACCGCATTCTTATTGCTGTTGGGGCAATCGCCATCGGCTACGGCCTGATTACGGCCGACCAAGTGGCACTCTGGCTCGGACTGGCAACCGCCGTCCTCAACATCATGCCCGCAGCGAACACCAAGATTCACAGCGATGTCGAGTGACGGGGTTGTCGTAACTCTGGAACGGATTTACGAAAAGTTAGTGGAGTTAGAGTTGCGGATGGGCGACCACCCGAAACAACTCGACGACCACGAAATCCGCATCCGCAACCTCGAAATGAAAGTCTGGGGCTTTGCTGGCCTGTCCGGTATCGCCTCGGTACTTGTTTCCCTAATCATTGCTAACAACGGAGGATAATCATGCAACTGGACTACATTCGCCCTTGCAAAACGCGCGAGATTCGTGACGACTTTGCCGACCATGTCAAGCGTGGATCTAAACTGCCCGGAGTCGACTACGCCTGTGCAACGGGTGACAAAGTATGGGCGACCACCCGTGGCATGGTTGTGGCCTGCTCAAATCAAGATACGGGTGCGTTTGGCAAGCACGTCATCATGCGCCACCCGGACGGTCGAATGTCGTACTACCTGCACCTATCCAAAGTGAACGTGTCAAACGGTGAACGAATGAAAGCCGGGCACGTTATTGGGCTGTCAGGTAACACAGGCAAGTCGACTGGCCCACACCTGCACTTTTCCATCAAGGATCGTGCCGGGCGTTGCATCAACCCGGTGCCGTTGCTCAAACGCGAACCCAAACCCAAAGTTACGGCGGTCGTCGCCGAGGTCATCCCCGAATAGGTTCTTATCCTTTCTCCCTGTTCGGGTGGGGTGGTCGCTTATAGGGGGCGACCACCCCTGTTTTATGCGTTATCAAACTGTTACCAAATATGGTCGCGGTTAACCTGGTGGGCTGTTATGTTTGGGTAATCCAAGAGGGAAACCTCACCTAGCCAAAGGAAACAAAATGACCATTGTAGAAATCACACCCCAATCGCTTTACTGCCCTTACTGCGACACCGTTGTCGAAACCACCACCTGCGTACCCTGCAACGAATACAAGCTGCTCACCATCGCCGAGGCTGTTGCTGACGGTTACATCGAGGCAATCTAACCATGAACCGCGAATCCAACATCCCCGTCTACATCCTCATACTCGTAGCCGTCATCAGCGCATGGTCACTCGGTGACATCCTCCAATCATTGTAAATCCTGCGGACTTGTTGACGTTTGGGCTGAACGACACCCAAACGCCAACATTGTTCGGGGAGAACTCGCCGCGATGATCCGCGAAAAAGAGGCACAGGTACGCCGCGACCGCAAAGCGTTCAAACTCAACCTGTGGTTGAACCTGCGCTACGACACCCACATTGCGCGTCCGACCTCTATGGCACAATTCACTCAACAGCAACTACTTGCTGGAGAGAGGATTCTGCGTGAACAACAAAATCGAAAGAATGGTGGCACGGTCACAAACTGACGAATGGTACAAAGCCCGTCAGTACGGTGTGTCCGCAACCACAGTCGCAAAGGCGGCATCAGGCCCTGCAGGGTTCGATGCCGAACTTCAGCGTGCCCTAAACCCTGAGGATCATGTGGTGGAGGACAACGCCTACATGAAGTTTGGGCGTGACTGGGAAAACTGGATCGTGGAGAACCTGCCTCAAGGGTTCGAGGTCAAAGCGAACGATTGGCTTATCTGTGGGGTCGGTGCCGACCGCTGGCATCTGGCAACACCGGACGGCATCAACGCCGACTGGTCAACCATCGCCGAAGTAAAAACGACCGGCAAGGATTGGGACGGCAGCAAGATTCCGATCCAGTACCGTCGACAGGTTCAATGGCAGTTGCACGTCACCGGGGCAAAACAATGCATCTTTGCATGGCTACTCCGCGCCGAGGCAGACAATGGCGACTTTGTCCCAGCATGGCTCGAACCCAAGTGGGTTGTCATGCACCGCGATGAGGCGATGATTGCCGACCTCAAAGATGTCGCAAACAGGTTCATTACCGACTTCAACAACTACAAAGAGATGGAGGCCCAACGTGGCTAGATTCAACTTGGCAGATTACGCAACCGTTCAAGAACGCATCGAGGCATTCTGGGCAAAATACCCCAACGGGGCAATCGTCACCAAAGACCTCACAACCGATGCGGATCGTGACCGCAAACAATGGCGCGTCTACGCCGAAGTGTATTTCGTGTTCGACGAGCTGCGACCACGAGGCACCGGACTCGCGTTTGAGATTGACGGTGGTGCTGGGGCAAACCAGACCAGCGCATACGAGAACGCCGAAACGTCGGCAATCGGTCGGGCGCTCGCCACAGCAAACTTCACCACCTCAAAGCACCGGGCATCCCGTCAAGAGATGGCCAAGGCTGAACGAGGCGCACCCAGCGAGGCGCAAATCACCATCGAAATGGTGCAAAAGGCAACAAGCGTTACCGAACTGAACGATTTGTGGTCTAAGGCTGTCGACTCCGGCGACTCCACCAAACTCATCAGCGCCTTTTCAGCGCGCAAAAAGGCTCTAAGTGGATAAGTTACTGCAATTCAAAATTGACGGTCGTGCCGTGCCCAAAGGACGGCCACGCATGACCAAGATGGGTGGGGTCTACACACCCAAAACAACCGTCGATTACGAAAAGCACGTTGCCGAGTCATGGAACAACAAATACGGGATGCTATCCCTGAACGGTCGACTCCGGGTAACCATCAACGTCTACACGGATCGTCACGCCAAACAGGATGTCGACAACCTGGCAAAGTCCATCCTCGACGGGATGCAACGAGCCGGCGCATTCACCGAGGGCGACCATCAGGTGTATTCGTTGGGTGTTGTGAAACACGCGGCCAAAGAAAATCTGTCCGTCATGGTGTCCGTTACGGGTATCACGGACTATGATGGCTAAATCGCTAGCCCGACCCTAAGACTTCCCCCGGTGCATGGCTAGATGTGCCGGGGGATTCCACATTGGAGAGCAAACATGAACGAAAAGGATGTCGACCGTTCTGTCAAGTTTTCAGTATTTGTGAATCTTGACAATCTTGAATCGGTCAAATCAGAACGCGACAGATGGACCGAGTTTGAAAAAGAACTCACCGCAATTTGCGTAGAGAAAGTCAAGGCGTTTCACGAGGCACTAACCAACGTCGATAACACGGGCGTTTTTGAAGGTCGCCTAATCAACGAGGCGGCAATGGCACTTGGACAGGCATACATGGATCAAGGCGTGGCGATTGCAACAGTAAAAAACCTGACTCTGTACGCCATTTGGCTTGAGGACAACGACCCAAATCTCAAAGTCTTTATCCAATGAGTTTCAAACTCGTCAAAAAGGTCGTCCACACCGACAGGGTCGACGGCATGGCAAAACTCGTCCTCATCATCCTCGCCGACTACGTCAACGAATCCCGTGGCAACGCATCATGGCCCGCACTCACCACCGTTGCGCAACAGGCAGGTCTGTCCTCCCGGCACACACGTCGAATCATCCGCGAACTCGAGAACGAGGGTGTGCTGATCACAATCAAACAGGCTGGACTTCGAGGCACAAACAAGTACCTAATTGACCTTGATTCACCCTCCAAAGAGGATGCAGGGGCGGACACCCATGTCCTCCCTAGGGCGGACATCCACGACACTAGGGGCGGACACCCACGTCCGGGGGGGGCGGACACCCATGTCCTCCGAATAGATAAGGAACAGATAAGAACAGATACGTTCGACCGCGCCGCGCCCTCCGGGCGAGCGGCTGCGGTCTCACTAGAACAATCAACAACCACCAATCACGGCGACACCGCACGGCCAGAGGCCAGCGGCGCGCCACGATGCACAGAACACACCGAAACCGTAATCAGTTGCACAACCTGCTACACTTGGCAACATCAGCAATGGAGAAAGGAACCCTATGTTGACCGACCCAACCCCTAAAGTGATCGGGGCAATGAAACACCTGTTGCTCGAATTACAAAAAGTCAACGTCATCAACGACATTGACCGTGAACACCTGCTCGACAGGTACATCCGAGGCCGCATCACCGGGTTCGGACACCTCGCAGAATGGTTGGATGCCACAACCAATCTGGGTGACCACAACTACAATCAAATAATCCAGTACGGTCGCCGCTACGGCGAACAACGATAGAAAAGGAAACTAGTTACATGGACATGAAAGACATACCCGACGTCAACTTCTACAAGATTCTTGAGGATGAGGAAAGAATGCGTCACGATCTGCAAAAATCAGATTTGGCAACATTCCTCGCCATGTCCAAAAAGTTCACCGGTGATGGTTGGATTGGCGCACTTAACACCGCAGCACAGCACATCAACCGCATGCTTGCAGAAGCCAAAGATGATTTGGTGGATTGCGACCCGCGTGACCTCGCAGAACGTGAAGGCTGCGTTCGCGGACTCAACTTGGCAATCGAAGCACTCAAAAAAACCGCATCATAGAAAAGGAAAAACAGCATGGCATTCATCAAAGTAGAAGGCATCGTCGACAAACCACTCGGCGACAAAGGATTCA